CTTAGAGCATATGCCGATGAGGTAGAATCACATAATGCAACGAAAGCCATTGTAGCACAACAAGAACAGCAGATCGCGGAGTTTAAACCGGTTAAGGATTACGTAGATAAAATTCTCTCAAGTAAATCCTGTTTAGCGATTACTCAAATCGCAGCTGACTATGGCCTTAGTGCTCAAGAGTTAAATAAAATTTTGCATGAAGCTGGTCTACAACGTAAGGTCGGTGATCAATGGATTCTGTACAAGCAACATATGGCTAAAGGTTTTACTAAATCAGAAACTTTTACATTCTGCAGAAGTGATGGTCGCTTAGATTCAAAAATCACGACTAAGTGGACACAAAAAGGCCGCTTAGAAATTCATAGCATCTTAACTAAATTAAACATCCACGCTGTATGTGAAGACGTAGCATAGGAGGTACATAATGGGTGAAGTAACAAAAGCACAAACTCAAACACCATCGCTTAAAACCCTGGTGTCTAGCGAGTCGGTAAAGAAACGTTTTAATGAAATCTTGGGTAAAAAATCAGCGGCCTTTGTGTCCAGCTTGATTTCTGTATCTAACAATAATGAGCTTCTATCTAAAGCTGACCCTACTACAGTTATTACTGCAGGCGTGATGGCAGCCACTTTGGATCTTCCGATTAATCAAAACTTGGGGTTTGCCTATATTGTTCCTTTCTACAACAGTAAAAAGAAAATTAATGAAGCTCAATTTCAAATGGGATACAAAGGGTATATCCAGTTGGCCATGCGCACAGGTCAATATAAGACTATTAATGCTAGTGAAATCTACGAAGGCGAAATTAAACACCATAACAAACTCACAGGCGAATTCGAATTAGGCGAGCGAACTAGTGATAATGTAGTTGGTTACATCGCTTATTTCAAGCTCATTAATGGTTTTGAAAAGTATTTATATATGTCTAAAGAAGATGCTGAAGCCCACGCTATAAAGTATTCCCAAACATACAAAAGGGGCTTTGGTCTTTGGAAAACTGACTTTGACGCAATGGCCATCAAAACAGTACTCAAACGTTTGTTAAGTAAATATGGCATTCTATCAGTCGAAATGCAGAACATGGCTAATGCAATCTCTGTAGATGGAGCCGTCATTCGTGATAATAACGGCGAGCTCACCCCTGATTTCGAAGGTGAAACCATCGATGTTCAATCAGATGTAGCAGAAACAATCGCTAATAATGCAAATTCCGAAGCCCTTGACATCGATCCTGACCCTGCCAGTGAGTTCGTTAATCCTGAAACTGGCGAAGCAGTAAGTATGTTTGGTGATTAATTGTGATTAGTATTCAAGCGTTCGGTAGTAGCTCCAAAGGGAATTGCTACCGAATTAAAACTTCAACAAATGGCGATGAACTTCTGCTTGACGCAGGGTTATCTTTTAAAGAAATCCAACGATATTGTAGATTTAACTTTCTGCATCTATGTGGGGTATTAGTCACTCATGAACACGGAGATCATAGCAAAGCTGTCCACGATTTATTAAAGCTTGGACATCGCGTATATATGTTAAAAGATACTGCAGATGCGTTATATGTAGCAGGGCATCACAAAGCCATCTATATTACACCTAAAGTTCAATTTACGATAGGTAATTTTAGTATCCTACCTTTTGAATTAGAACACGACGTTCCGAATGTTGGATTTTTAATTTCTGACGGTGAAGAGAAGCTGTTATATATTACGGATACATATTATTGTCGGTACACTTTTAAAGATGTGAATCATATCATGGTCGAGTGTAATCATTCATATGAAATCCTGAACCAACGTGTTTATGATGGAGGCCTGCATGAGAAACGCATGGAACGATTAATTCAATCCCATTTTTCGTTAGAGAATGTTATTAAATTTCTAAAGTCTATGAATCTTACTAAGTGCCAAGATATACGACTACTACATTTATCAGATGGTAATTCTAATGCTGCAGCATTTAAGCAAGCTGTTCAGGCTGCTACTGGTAAATATGTAATCGTAGAACAAGAAAGGAGTCCATTATGATTGTTAAATCGATTCAAATTACAGATAACGATATCAATATCGCCTATCAGAAACCATCTGCTACTGGTCTGACAGATGTCTTTACCATTAAATCTAAAGATGATCCGCGACCTGAACTTATGCAAGCCTTCAGTCGGCTACAGGCTATTATGAAAAAGAATTTTGAATTCCTGGAAGAGTTTAATATCCCGTTTGTCGTAAGACAATTCAAGTTTAAATATGGCGTTATAGAGGACGTGGTGGAGAAAGTCAGCGTTGAAGGTATTATACAAGATGCAAACTCTACTGATGAATTGAAATTCAAGACTGATTGGTTGTCGGTAGAGTATGCAGACCGTACATTTGCTATTTCAGTACAAGACTTAATTGATGAATGTGTAAAGTTTATCATGGGGAACCGAGCCCAGGATAGTTTGTTTATAGATGAGGAATGATGATTTATGGCAAAAGACCAATCCTATTATTTTAGCCATGATGTTACAGCGAGCAGCGACCCTAAGATAGTGGCCATGATATCTGAGTATGGAATGATCGCGTATGCATGGTGGTGGATTATTCTTGAAAAGCTAGCATCATATGAAGATTACAAACTGCCATTAAAAAGATATACATTCCTTGCTCTTGATAATGAATTAGGAGTAAAAAATAAAGAAAATTTAACATGTGTTGAACATGTGTTCAAACAAAATGAACATGTGTTTGAACAAAATGAGTTATGTTCAATGTGTTCATTTTTGTTCGTAAATTCATTGATTTCAGACTACGAATTATTAGCTTGTGATGATGAATATTTTTGGTCTCCGAGCTTAACACGGCGCCTTGAATTTCGGAAAGTTAAAAACGAAGAACTCCGCGAAAAACGTAGGCTCGCAGGCATTAAGAGCGGAGAGGCTAGACGTAAAAACGAACAAAAACGAACACGTGTTCAACAAAAAGGAACACATGTTGAGCAAAACGAACTAATAAAAGAAAAGAAAATAAAAGAAAATAATATAGAGAGAGATACGCGCGCGCGTGAAGATGAAAATCCTCTATCTATGTTTGACGATGATGAAGTAAAAAATAAACCTATTTACGAATTGTATATGAAGTCAATCGGAGATATATCACCTGTTATTAAAGAGCGGTTAGATGATCTAGTTGAATCATATGGCAAAGAACGAGTCATTGTTGCTATTAATACCACAGCCGATAATGGGGGTAATAGTATCAAGTATGTTGAAACGGTTACAGCAGGGAATTTAAAAAAGGAGGTGAATAAAGATTTTGGAACCACTAAACGTAACAGCAGCAATAGAGGCTCTTCGAGAAAAGACGAGCAAGTTGACTGGCAAGCGGAATATGAAAGAGTACACGGTAAAAAATGAGTTCTTTTATCCAATTTATGATAAACCAGTAGTCATTCAAACTAATGTTAATACTACCTATGCTACAGTTGGAATTCCTAAACGGTATTACGATATGGATTTTGAATGGTTACGCAAGCATGGTAGTTTCCCGAAAGAAAATACTGAAGCCTATGCTGTGGTTAAGGAGTACTCTCATAACCTAAAGGAAAATCTTGAGTCTGGCAAGGGACTTATATTAAGGGGACCAGCTGGCACGGGAAAGACATCTATTGCAGTTAGCCTTCTAAAAGAGGCCATGAAATTAGGCAGAGGATGCCTTATGATTTCAATGCCAAATCTACTAGATAATATGCTTACGTTATCTAAGGGCGATAATGTAGCCTATCTAAGCTATGAGCAAAAACTTAGAAATATTCCCTTGTTATTGCTTGATGATTTCGGGGCAGAGTATTCGAAGTCTGACTGGGTAGCATCTAAGGTTGAAAGCGTTATTATTGATCGCTACAACCGAATGAAGCCTATAATTCTTACGACGAATTATAGCGAGACCTGGACTGAAGAAAATTATAGTCAAAGAATATACGACCGCTTACGTGGAGAATATGAAGAGGCTATATTCAATGGAGAATCACACCGATGAAGATTCTCCTACGATGTCAATTTAGGTTTAGAAAGAAAACTCATAACCGGTTCCCAACGTTAAATGAGTATATTGACTGTGAGCGAGGTTCTACTATAGCGGCCGCCGCTATGAAAAAGAAATGCACCGAGCAAGTCAAAGAACAATGTCTATCACAACAGATAGAATCGGTTGAGGGTAAAGTAGACCTGTTATTTGAATGGCACTCATCAACCAGGCATGATCCTGATAACGTAGCTTTTGCTAAGAAATTTATTCTTGATGGACTACAAGCTGCTGGAGTGCTAGAAAACGATAATAGGAAATTCATCGGGACTATGGCTGATGAGGTTATAAATGACGATGATGATTTTGTGATTGTACATATCACAGAACATATGAGTATATTCCTATAGTCGCTAATAGCCATAAAAAACAAAATTTTATATGTATAAGAACGTTTTAATGCGTTAATGAGTGAATCTTAATAAAGCTGGAATAAAACACAATACGGACTAAAATAAAGCGTAAAGGGGGAGATGCATTTGAATGAATGCGAAATTGAAAAAATTACTAGGTTGGCCACAGAGGTGGCTACTAAAACCTACTATGAATTAGCAAAGCAAGAAAATGCACAGTTAGGTCGTAAACTTCGACACAACACGATCAAGCTGCTTAAGCATTATAGTCAGTTACAGTCATACGTAGACAATGCTATCACGGATTCGACACAAGCCGAGGAGATATGGCTCAATGAACTGTTAATTGATATGTTTGACGATAAGAGCATTGTGAAAGTGAATGCGATTGTTAAAAGCAAAGAAAAAACAGCATTGATGATGCGACATGTAAATAACATGCTCGATATCTATGCTGAGAAGTGTAGCGGCAAGCAATTCAAATATTGCGAATGCATGCGCAGGTATTATATTGATGGAGAAACCTTAGAAGAGATTGCAGAATCATTTCCTGAAAAGCCAGATGTTCGTACCATCAAACGTTACATCGCTAGAGGAATTGAAGAGTTATCTGTATTGCTGTGGGGAGTTATTGGGTTAAATACAAAGCTAGCCTGAAAAATTGTCCCAAAACTGTCCTAGACCTGTCCTTCTTGACAGTTTATAATGATAGTGTGAGTTAATAGGGAAACAAATACTATCTCTCTCAACGACACAGTGAATACCTAGAACACAAAAGCGAAAGACCACTTAATCTATACGGTTAGGTGGTCTTTTTGTATACCAATTTGAGTAAGTGAGGTGAATGCGATTGACCGATGTGTATTGTGAAAAGAGGCGGTGTCTTAATAATGTGAAAGGTTGGTGCAAGGCTAATGGAATTCATATTGATCACATATGCAAATCGTATGTACCATCACATTCGTTAGTAAAAACAAAAACCGCAAAGGTTCATAAGGAATGCGGTAAATATAAGCAAAATAAAGGTGTTTTAAAGTAGCTAGGAGGTGAGATAGTGGCTGCATTAAAAAACAAACGACATGAAAAGTTTTGTCACGAGTATATCAAGGATATGAATGCGAAACAGGCCGCTATTCGAACTGGTTACTCAGAAAAAACAGCTAAGATGCAAGGCAGTCGGCTGATGACTAATGATGACGTCAAAGCAAGGGTTGCTGAGCTCCGTGACGCCTACTTTAACGAAAATATCATGACGGCTCAGCAGGTCGAGTATGAGTTAACACGAATTGCCCTGGGGCTATCAAGCGAAAAGCAAGTGGTTATCGAGGGCACAGGGGAGGGACGTTCCGAAGCTCGAATTATCGATAAACCACCTGACGAGAAGTCAAGACTAAAAGCTTTAGAGCTTATGGCTAAACGCCATAGAATACTTAGCGGTGATACGACTATCGATATTAAGCCTGTACTCATCGTAGGTGGTGACGATATTGCAGACTAACAGAGTGTACTTGCCTGATATCGTAGGCAAGGGATACGGTGCTTTTTGGCGGTTCAAAGGTCGTTATAAAGTAGTCAAGGGCAGTCGTGCCAGTAAGAAGTCTTCTACGCAGTCTCTAAAAGTTATCATAGAGATAATGGAGAACCCTTGTATAAACTGGCTAGTCGTTCGTAAGACAGAACGGACTTTGCGTGATAGTTGTTTCGCGCAACTTAAATGGGCTATGCGCCAGTTAAAGGTAGAGCGGTACTTCAAATGTTCCGTATCGCCACTTGAAATAACATATATTCCAACAGGACAGAAGATTCTATTTCGCGGTCTCGATGATCCTTTAAAGGTAACGTCCATTACTGTTGAAGTTGGGGCGCTATGTAGGCTATGGATTGAAGAAGCTTACGAGATTATGAGTGAAGATGCCTTCAACAGACTGGATGAATCTATTCGTGGTCAGTTGCCCAAGGGGCTGTATCACCAGGTAGTCTTAACTTTTAACCCGTGGTCCGATAGGCACTGGCTAAAGAAACGCTTCTTCGATGAGCCTAGTGAAAACGTGCTAGCCATGACTACGAATTACCTGTGTAACGAGTTCCTGAGTGAATCTGACTTGATACTGTTTGAGGAAATGAAAAAGAACCCTAAGCGGTATAAAGTGGCCGGCTTGGGCGAGTGGGGGGTAGTTGATGGTCTTGTATACGAAAACTGGAAAGAACAAGATTTCAGTATTGATGAAGTACGCAAGTTACCAGGGGTAAAAGCCATATTTGGCTTGGATTTTGGCTATACTACAGACCCAACAGCTCTATTTTGTGGTGTCGTTGATGCTGCAGAACGTCGACTATATGTATTTGATGAACTCTATGAACGAGCTCTTACTAATAGAGCAATAGCTGAACGAGTACAACGTTTGGGATATGCAAAAGAAGCTATCATTGCTGATTGTGCCGAGCCTAAAAGTATAACAGAGTTGAGAGAATTTGGATTGACTCGAACTCGAGCATCTAAAAAAGGTGCGGATAGTATTCTGAATGGTGTGCAGCGCATCCAGGACTATGAAATTATAGTACACCCTAGATGTGTTAATTTCCTTACTGAGATTAGCCAGTATCAATGGGAGAAGGATAGATTTGGTAAGTATACAGGCAAGCCTGAAGATGATAATAACCATTTAATGGATGCTATGAGGTACGCATTTGAGAAATTTGCTGTGGTTAAAACCGGCAAAGTTGATATTTATTAGGAGGCTTATTATATGGCAATATTAACAAATGCTCGTAATGAAGAATATGAGCTACTGCATGACGCCTATTATGGTACAGGTATGTTTGCAGCTGGTGGTGCATTAAAACAACATCCACGTGAGGACGCTAAAAACTATGCTTTCAGACAGCATTTATCTTACTTTTTAAATCATACTGCACCTATCATTAACGCGTGTGTAGATCCGATATTCAAAGATACTATTTCCCGTGATTATAACCAAAGCGAGTTAATTGAAACATTTCTTAATGATGTAGACCGATTAGGCACTACACTTCAAGAGTTTATGCGTTATAACGCCACGCAAGCAAAAATGTATGGCGTTATGTATGTGTTGGTCGATAACGTATCCGAAATAGGTGAAACAGTTGCCGACCAAATAGGTAATAGGCAGCTGCCTTATTTGGTCGCTATTGAGCCAAAAAGCGTATATAAATGGCTTACAAATGACATTGGCGAACTTGAATTTTTTGCTTATACAACTACAGTCTTTGATGATGAGGGACAAGCTAAAACCCAGTACCACGAATGGACACGTACATCGTGGACATTAAAGAACGAAGAGCAAAAAATCATTGCTACTGGTGAACATAATCTTGGTAAGGTTCCAATCGTTCAATGGTTTGGTCGTTCATCTCGTAAGATTGATATTTTACCTCCGCCAGAATACTTGGCTATCGCTAGAACAAATCATCAAGTGTATCATCTATGTTCGCTATTAACTCAAATTCTTAATATGCAGACCTTTAGTACGTTAACACTACCGGATAACGGACAGGGTGTTGATGATATTACGCTAGGTACAAATAATGTGTTGATGTATCCGGCAGAAAGTAGTCATGCACCGGCTTTTATTGCTCCAGATAGAGGGCCGGCAGAGATTATCATGAGCGTTATTAAAATGCTCGTCGATGATATGTATCGGCTATCCGGAATTAATTCTGTAATAGGTGTACAAGAGGCAAAAAGCGGTGTGGCTAAGCAATGGGACTTTGAACGTACAAACCAACGATTGGCAGATTTCTCCGTACAATGTGAAAGTGCGGAAAAGGACATCATCGAATTGTTTGAACTATGGACAAATACGAATGTCGATTATAAATGCGACTATCCTCGCGAATTCAAAATTAATGATATTACAGATAGTCTTGCACAATCTCAGGCCGTGTTAGATCTTGGACTAGGCAGCAACACTCTTAAAGTTGAAACAGGTAAAAAGGTATTGGATAGCTACATGCCTAACATTGAGCCTGAAACGTTCGATGAAATTGTTGCCGAAATTGAAGAAAGTGTTCAACGGCAGGAGCAAGACGAAACATATCATAATAATGATGAAGTAGAGGGCGGTGCAGAAGATGAGAACGCAGAGGGAGATAAACAAGGCAATAGATAGTTTTGAGCAAGAAGTCAAAGCACAGTTAGCACTTGGGCTTAAACCTAATGAGGCCGTTAGAAATGCATATGCAAAATATCCTGTTATGGATATGATGAAAGCTACTTTACAAGCAGAATTAGTAAATACTTTTATAGCAGGGTATGGCGGTAATGTTCCATACTCCGCTAAAAGTATCTCACAGGCTATGTCTGAAAGTTGGGCGAGTGATGATCTTACACTTTCTAAACGTTTATATAGACGTTCAAGTACTATAAGAAATGAAGTAGCCGACACCATCAAACAAGCGTTAAAGACAAATAAGACTGTAAAAGGGGTAGCAAAGTCAATTTTCGACGGCTATGGTGAGGGTGGTATTATCCCAGAGGCTAGCATACCGAAGTTTCTACATAAGCTATCCGATATAAATATAAGTGGTGAGGCTACTCCAGAGGCTAAGCGTAAGCAACGTGAGTTGTTACGCAGTGTTAAAGGAAAAATAGCAAGGCTTGATACTCCTTATGTTAGGGCTGCATATAATGAAGTAGCTGCAGCCGTTGAAGATGGCAACGAAGTTAGATTACAAAAGGCCATTTATAGTGCTACACAAGAAAAAGCACGTTATCATGCCGAGCGAATAGCACGAACAGAAAATGCGAGGGCTTACGCTGACGGCCAAATGAACAGATATTTAGACGATGAGGACGTGGTCGCTTTTCAATGGAAGTTATCCGCTAATCATCCAAGATATGATATATGCGACTTTTATGCGAATGCTGATCTATACGGACTTGGCAAAGGGGTTTATCCAAAGGATAAGTTCCCTCGACTGCCTGCACATCCGCATTGTATGTGTCATATTAAGCCAATGACTGAGCTCGATATTGATGTTAATAAGAGGCATACTAACCTTGAACAGGCAGGGCTAGAATATATAAAATCTTTGTCTAAGAAACATCAAGAAGTGTTGCTCGGTGTTAATGGGCGTGAACAGGTATTAACTGGCAAGGAGACATGGCAGAATATTGCAAGAGGTTGGACGTCTAACACTTTCAATGCAAGGGCTCCTGTTATGTCGCAAAAAATGCCTAAAAATACTGTAAAACTACATCCTCCAAAGGGCGGTAGTATAAATTCTGATTATATTATTGACACAAAAGTTATAAACAATAAGGCGTATCGTGATAAATTTAACGAATTAGGCTATTCAAAAAATATAACTAGATTAATATATTCAGAATGTATAGCATGCTTAAATGCTGCAAACGGTTATAACCGAGAACGTGGCATAATGATTGATTTAGCAACTAAAAAAGTCGGTAAAGAAAATATCGGTAAAATAGGATCTAATAATGTAGGGGTTTATTATCCTAACAATGATAAAACACCTACAAATCGATATGTAGTAATACACAATCACCCTAAAAATATTACTTTTTCTGTTACTGACATAAAAAACTATTTAACAAATAAATGTGTACATAGTGCCGTATTGGTGGACAGTTTAGGGAATGTATATCAAATCAAAAATATTAACAGAAATGTTAACGTTCAAGAGGTTGTAAAGTATACAGATACTATGTATAATAAACTCAAGAAATATAACACTACAGCAAAAGCAATGGCTGAGGTTATTAAATTTTTAGTTAAAGAGGGGGTGTTCGAATATGAAGAAAAATAAAGTTCCGATGATGATTATTGATGATAGTCAATATAAAGATGAACCGATTAATAGAGATCCAGATACTTCAATGGAGATAAGCGAAGAATTACAAGCTGAGTTAGACGAAATTAGAAAACAATATAAATTTTAAGCACATACATAATTGTATGTGCTTTTTGTTTACGCCCTTTCATGTGTGATGATTGGGCGTATTTTTATTGATGTAATAGGCGGAGGCCTATTACATATAGTTTTTATCATGTTATTACGGAGGTTACAACATGAACATCGCAGAAGTTTATCAAGCACTCGAAAATTTGGAGAACGGTCAAGATCTTATCACAGCTATTAAGGGGGAGACGTCTCGTCTTAATAATGAGGCTAAGACAACACGTGAAAAACTACAACAACAAATCACGGAGTTAACCGGTGAACGTGATACGTTAACAACTCGTGTTACCGAATTAGAACAGTCGGCAGGGGCCAATACTGGTGCTAATTCTCCGGAGTACAAAACACTCGAAAAGCAATTAAAGGCTATGAGTGAGAAGTTTGAGCTTGCTGAAACTAAGGCAAAAGAGGCTGAGGCAAAGCGTATTCAATCTGAAATTATGGCACAAACACTTGACGCCTTTACTAAGGCAAATGCGGTAGATCCGCAAGAGTTTGCAAGATTGGTTGCCAATGACATTAAAGTACAAGCCGATGGCACTTATGGCTACGAAAAAGAGGACGGCACAATTGGATCTATTCAAGACCGCACAACTGAATGGTTGCAAGGTAAGACGTGGGCCGTTAAAGCTACTGGCAATACTGGTAGCGGACAAGGTGGCAATAGTGGTAATGGCGATACTATAATGAATGAATTCGCTGCAGCAGCAGGTGTGAAACTTTAATTATTTAACTAATGGAGGCTATATAAAATGGCAATTAACACACTTCAATATTCTCAACAATTCCAAACTGTGCTTGACGCACAAATGTTAGCAGGTGCAACAACTGCTTTTATGGAGGCTAACGCAGGCCAAGTAAAGTATGACGGTGGCGATACTGTACACATTCCAGAAATTTCTATGCAAGGTCTTGCGAAGTACGACCGTGATGAGGGCTTTAATCAAGGTTCCGTTACTTTGAAATTTAACCCTTACAAAATGACACAAGACCGTGGCCGTACATTCCAACTTGACGCAATGGACGTTAACGAAACTAACTTCGTTGCAACTGCCGGTACTGTAATGGGCGAATTCCAACGTACACAAGTTATTCCGGAAATTGACGCTTATCGTTATTCTAAAATTGCTGCGTTAGCAACTGCAGCAAACAAAGTTACAGCTAGCTTTACTCCAACAGCAACAACTATTTTGGAAAAATTAGAAGAAGAAATTACAAATATCTTGGACGTGGTAGGAGAAAACGAACCTCTAATTGTTGTAATGTCTACGAAACTACGCACAATGTTAAATAATTCTGATAAATTTAACAAATTCCTTGATGTTACTACATTCCAAAATGGTGCAGTAAATACTAACGTTAAATCTTTTAACGGTGTACCTATCTTAACGGCTCCATCTGCATGCTTAAAAACTCAATATGTGTTCGCAGACGGTAAAACAGCAAACCAACAAGCAGGTGGCTTTAAGGCCGATACTGGTGCAAAGGACATTAACTGGATCATCATGCCGCAACGTGCACCTATTGCGGTATCTAAAACAGACAAAGTACGTATTTTCACTCCGGAATTAAACCAAAAGGCGGATGCATGGAAAATCGACTACCGTAAGTATCATGATTTGTGGATCCCTAAAAATCGTTTTGCTGCAATTCGTGTTAATACTGGTGCGTAATTAAGGGGTGTTTATAAATGACAAGACTTGTACGTTTTAATGAAGTTCAATACGTAGAAACTGATTACGATATTGAACGTTTAATGTCCGAGGGCTTTGCAGTTGAGGAGTTGGAGGACACAGAACCAACTGACGATACTGAGGACACAGACGAAAAGCCTAAACGTGGTGGCCGTAAGAAAGCCGAGGCGTAATCATGTTACCTGCTGAGGTGTTCGAA